TGCTCGCCACGCTCGCCGCGTGGGTGTCCATGCGGCCGAAGCTGCACGCGGACGCTGTAAACGCCAGTTCTAAACCGGCGATCGACCGATCGCGACTCCCGGTTTACCTGTGGGACGAGCTAACCCTTGTCGAAGGCCCCGACCCATCGAAGTGGGGGCACGCGATCCTTGGCGACTCGCCCGCGACGATCGTCGTGCCGACATTCCCGCCCGCCGGCGCCACATACCTTGGGCTCGGGCGGACGGTGTTTCGTGAGGATTGGGCTCAACGCGCCGGCTACCCAGTAGGGCGGCATTTCAACTACGTGAGCGGGCCGAAGTGGTGGGCGCCGGCGTTCACGCTGCAGCCGTCGGTCCACGCGCCCGGCCCCAGGCTGGGAGCGCGCGCAGCCGGATAGCGAGGCGTGCGAATGAAGAAACCCATCGCGCCACGCCGGCCGAAGGAGCAGGGGGACTATCACCCCGGCAACCTTACCTGCGACACCACGTTCAAGCAGGACGAGGCCCCGCCGATGAGCGAGCGCGTCGTCGTGACGTCCGAGCGCCCGATCCTCTACGACGCGCATCAGCGGCCGATCTATCGGAAGGCCGGATTTCGATGATCTGCACCTGCGGACACCATATGGGGGCGCATCGCCCGTTCTGCCGGGACTGCGAGTTCAACACCGCCGGCTGCCGAGACTTCCGCTTCAGCATGGAGAAGACGCTCGATCGGATGTCATCGAAGCCGGTCACGGCGGAGGAGCAAGGGCGGCGCCGGCGTGAACTGTTCAACCGCGAGCGCGATTGGCAGCGGATGGGGTTTCGCTAATGGCGATTCGCCTCCGCGTCGTCGACGGCACGCTCATCGCGATCTGCGCCGCGCGCTCGGTCGAACAGCCGGGCGATGTTTACCTCGATGACGGTGCGCATCACGCGCTCGCCGACAAGTTTGCTGAGGATTTCGGCTCGGAAGGTTACAACACGCGGTCGCTCGACCCGATCGCGGCCCGGCTGCGCGCTCAGGAAGAAAGCAACAATCCGAATCGCTCATGGTGGGATTCTGAATACGGAGAACCAACTCTTCGCAAACTCGCCGAAAGCGTGGACAGCAGCGGCGACGCTTACGAGGCGACGCTTCACGTCGAGACGCGGCTTGAGTTCGAACCGCGGAAGAACGCCGTCATCATCGGCATCGAGGGAGCTTCGGGAGATCCGACCTCCGAGCGATGAGCGGCAAGCGCGCCCGATCCGCGCGCCGGCTCGACGCGCTCCGGAAAGGCTTCACCTGGGGGTACACGAGTCCGAAGGGGTTTTGCGAGCACGAGCCGCCATGTCATCCCGACGGCACGAAGTGCCGCCCGCATCCCAAGCAGTTCAAGGCGCACGCCAGTAAAGCGGAAATCCTCTTCTACGGCGGCGCGGTCGGCGGCGGCAAGACCGAGTTCGACATCGTCGAGGCCCTGGCCATCTGCCTCGAGCACCCCGGCGTGCAGGTCGCCATCTTCCGCCGCTTCCACGAGGACCTGAAAAAGAACGTCATCACCCGCTTCCGCGAGATCGTCCCCGACCACATCGCGCACTACAACAGCCAGGACCACGCGCTCTACGTCTGGAACGGCTCGATCATCTGGTTCTGTCATTGCCGCAACGAATCCGAGGTCTATCGCTATCAGGGCCTGCAGGTCGTCGCGCTGTTCATCGACGAAGCGAGCCATTTCAGTGAGTTCATGGTGAAGTACCTCATCACCCGCGTCCGGTCGGTCCGCGGCATCCGCAAGCGGGTCCGCCTGACGTCGAACCCGGGCGGCATCGGCCACGGCTGGTTGAAGCGCTGGTTCATCCGCCCGACGCCGGTGGCTCTGGGCGGGCGACCGCAACCGCGGCCCTTCGAGATTTGGCGGCCGCTACCAGAGCTCGGCGATCCGACGCCGCCCGAGGACATGCTCACGAGGCAGTTCATCCCGGCCTACTTCCGCGACAACTACGCGCTGGCGCAGCACGACCCGCGCTACTTGGCCCAGATTTACGCCCTGGGCGGTGACAAGGCGAAGCAGCTCGCCGAGGGCGATTGGGACGCAAACGACTCGATGATCGTCGGCTCGGTGTGGCGCGAGAACCATCTCGTCGGCCCGAATGACACGCGGCTGCTGGCGCTCGGCCTGAAACCCGGCCAGGTCATCCCGTGGCACATCATCCCCAACAAACACTGGAAACCGCCCGAGGGCGCGCTGATCTACGGCTCGGTCGACTACGGCTACGGCGCGCCGTGGTCGTTCCACCTGCACGCGGCGTTGCCGGGCGGCCACGTGCGGACCTTCTTCGAGTACTACATGCCCCGGGTCCGCGACGTCGAGCAGGCCCAAATGATCCGCATCGTGCTCGAACGCGAGGGGTATCGGCCCGAGTGGCTGGTCCTCGACCCGGCGATGCGCGGCAGCCGGGCCGAGAACAACATCGCCAAGTCCATCTTCGAGGTCTACCAGGACGTGATCGGGAAGCTGGCGATGGTGATGCCCGGCGCCGCCGGCCGGTCGGCGCGCGTCTCCCGCCCCCAGCGCTGGCTCGACGCCCTGCAGACCGCCCCGGACGGCTTGCCCTACTGGACCGTCACCACGGCCTGCCCGGACCTGATTCGGACCGTGCCCGAAGTGCCGTGGGATGCCAAAGATCCAGACGTCGAGGACGAGCTCAGCGAGAACCACGCTTACGAGGACGTTGGCCGCTTCTTCGAGGCCCGGCCGTTCATCCCGCGGACGCAGATGATCGACCCGTTTGCCGGGCTCGACCCGATCTCGCGGGCCCACCACGAGCGGCTCGCGGCCGCCGGCGCCGCGCGCAACACCGGCGGGCCGACCGGCGTCGGGAACATCGCCAAGGGGTAAGTTTTCGATGGGCGGTAGGGCCGGTCGTGCCGCAGACTCAAGGCCACTCGCGCGTTCCATGCGCGTGTTTTCGGGCGATCGATGGACACACTGACACCGCCGGGCCACGTCAGCCGCCGCCAACTGATTCGCGAATCGCGCGTCGCCGTCGACAAGACCAACGAGGTCGTGTCCGCGCTCGACTCGTGCCAGAACCGCGTCGGGCAGATCGGCCAGCAACAGGCCGAGGTCGTGACGAAGTTCGCGGCCGTCGAAGCCTTCACTCTCTCGCGCACCGCAGAACTCCAAAAGGGCATCGACGCGCAGCGCCGGCACACCGACGCGATGGCCGACCACCAGCACCACGTGGTGACGACGCTCGCGAACGAGCAGCGGCATTACGTCGATACGCAGGACAAACGGCTTCGCGCCGACGTGGATCGGCAGGTCGTCGAGCTCGCGCGCCGGCAGGAGCGTTTCGAACAGATGGGATTCCTCGCCCGGCTCCGCTGGGCGTTTCTCGGAAAGGTGGACTGAATGTTTGACAAGAACATGAACCCGAACGTGCCCGAGCAAGCGTGCGACGGCATCCCCGAGGACCGGCGCTATCGCGGCGATGAACTCGTTACGGCGGACAAGGTTGACGGCAGCGACCGCCTTCGGGCGCGCGAACTGGCGCGCGGCGAGGAGGTCGCGAGAACGACCGCGGATCACCATTACAACAGGCGTGCGGCACAGGGCGCCGGCCGCGCGCTACAAGCCGACCGCCCGAAGGATCCCAGCGACGGCGTCCTGACCGCGTGCAAGTCGATCGACCATGCCCTCGGCGAGCAGCGCCAGATCCTCGAACAGCTCTACGTCGCGCTCGACCAGGCCGGCCTGTTGCGCCCGTCCCCGCCGTCGAGCGGCACCGGTGACTACAGCGACGCACCGAGCCAGCACTGCGTCTCCGATCTCTTTCGCGACTCGACGCGCACGGTCCGCACCCACAACGAGGGTCTCCTGGAGATCCTGCAGCGCTTGGACGTGTAACCAGCGATGATCGAGTTCGTCGTGCCGCTCGTCGCGTTCTTCGCCGGTCTCGCGGCGGGCGCTCGCCTCGAGCGCTTTTTAAATGGGGATCGGCCCCGTGCGGCGTGCGACCGCTGCCCTGACCTCGAAGACATGATCGAGGCCATCACCATCGACCGCGACTACTGGCGGGCGCGCGAAGAGCGCACCGCCGACGCGCTCCTCGTCTCCAAGGGCGTCGCCACCCGCGTCGCATCGCCCCCGTCTCCACCCCCGATCAACACAATGGCCGCGATCGCCCGCGGGATGGGCGTCACTGAAATCGACTCGTCAAAGCAGCCGGGCAAAGCCGCATTGACGCATGGACCCGACGGCTGAACGGCCTGTAGAAGGCCGTGCGCCGGCGTCCCCAGGACCCGGCGCGACAACCGAACCGACCACACCCGCGCGCCAGATCGACTATCAGGCGCACGGCCGCATCCTTATGGATCGGTGCATCGCCGACGCGAAGAACAACACCGCGCGGCTGTTGCGCGATCGCCAGGATATTCTCAATCTCCGGTTCGACCGTGGCGGTCGCGACAATCACTGGTGCATCTGGGATAACGGCACCAATCGCTACGTCCCGCGGCCCGAGAACCCCGACCAGGGCGGCTTGCCGGCCTGGGTGCCGCGCCCCGTCACCAATATGTTTCGGATCGTGGTCCGGGGCCTGACGTCCATCCTCGACCAGTCCGAGCCCGCCCAGGTCTACGGCCCGCGCACCGACAGCGACGAGGACAAGGCGACCGCCGACGTCGCCGAGGACGCCGTCCCCGTGCTGCGCGAGGAGTGCGGCTACGACAGCGAAGGCCATCGGCACCAGCTCAACTCCCTCGCGACCAAGACCGACAAGGCCGCCTACGTCCTCTACTACGACAGCGACGAGAAGTACGGCACCGAGGACGTCGCGATGTTCACCTGTTTGGAGTGCAACGCGCAGGTGATGCCGATGGAGGTCGAGGACGCCGACGGCTGCCCGCACTGTGGGAACCAGGACACCGAAAACGCCTTCGAGCCCTTCACCGTCGACGGCGTCGCGCAGGGCGCGCCGATGCCGATCGGGAAGATTTGCGCCGAGGTCCTCAGTTCGTTCGAGTTCAGCTTGCCGTCGTCGGCCCGCAACCCGAACGCCAAAGCCGTGCCGTGGATCCTCCTGCACAACCGGATGACGCCCAGCGACATTCTCCGGATGTGGGGCGACAAATACCCCGGGCTCGCCGATCTCGTCAACAACAAGGCGAATTGGGCCGATGGCGCGCTGACCCGCGCCTATGCCGACGAGATGCGCCGGCTCTCGAGCCCGCAATCGGGCGGCGCCAGCCTCGGCGGCGGCTCGGTCGGCCAGGACGGGCCCGTCGTCTACCGCCTGCAGCACGACCCGATCGTCGACCATGAGGTGAATCTCCCCGAGGGGTGCTACGGTGTCTACCTCGCCAACACTCTGATCGACGCCGGTCCGCTACCCTACACCGACGGCAACCCCGACAGCCCGCGGCCGATGAAGAACTTCCTCATCCGCACGTGGGACACCGACGGCCAGAACGCCTTTGGCCATCCGCCGGCCGATGATCTCGTGCCGATCCAGCAGTCCCGCAACCTCACGGAAGCGATGATCGAGCTGATCATCATGCACGACGCCGCGCCGACGCGGTACATCCCCGACACCGTCACCCTCCTCGACGAGCTCACCGGCGTCCCCGGCGAGAACGTCCGCTATCGCTCGATCGACGGCCAGAAGCCCACCGAATCGCGCGGCCAGAACCCGCCCGAAGCGCTCTTTGCCCGCCTCGACAACCTCGACGCGAAGATGGAGAAGGTCTCCGGCCTCAACTCCGTGCTCCAAGGCGAGCGCCCCGAGGGCGATCCGACGCTCGGCGAGGTCGAGATCCTCGAACAGCGCGGCATGGCGACGTTCCATTCGCCGCTCGGCGCGCTCATCGACTTCGAGAAGGACCTGTCGTTCATGCTGCTCGCGATCGCGCGGCAGTCCGCGTGGTCGCCGCGCTTCCGCCGCATCCGCGGCGAAAACGGCCAGTGGGAGCTCAAGCAGTTCGCGGCCGCGGACCTGACCGGGCAGATCGATATCGTCGTCGCGCGCGCGAGCGCGTGGCCGAAGAACCCCGTTCTGCAGCAACTCAAACTCGAAAAAGCGCTGGCGCTGGGCGTCCTACCGCCGCCGGCGACGGATCCCGAGCTGCAAGGCAAGCTCCTCGTCGAGATGAACCTCGCGAATCTCAAACCGTCCTGGGACGTCGACCGCCGACAGGTCGGGCGCGAGCTCGAACGCTGGAAGGCGGCGACGACGCCAGACCAGATCCGGCCCGTCAACCCGGTCACGAGCAACCTCACGCTCCACCGGTATTTGAAGCAGGCGTTTCTGAAGAGCGAAGAGGCGGAAATCCTGGCCGAGCAGAACCCGGCGGTCTACGGCGCGATGGTGCAGCACGTCGCCAATCTCCAAATTATGACGCAGCCGGCGCTGCCGGCTGGCCCGGGCGGCGCACCCGCGCCCGCCGGACCCGAGGGCGGCGGCGCGCCCACCGCGCCCGCGCCCGGCGGCGGCGGCACGCTCGACCAAGCGATTCAGTCCCGCGTGTTGACCCCCGATACCGGCGAAGCGGGCCAGGGCGGCACCCTCGATGAGGCCATCCAGGCCGGCGTGCTCGTGCCGGACGGCGCCGACAGCGACGCGCCGCCGATGGCGCCCGCCCCGCCGATGGCGGCGGGCCCGTCGATCGATCAGATTACCGAGGCCCTGCTGCAACAGCCGTTGCCTCAACCCGGGGAGCCGCCGCCCGACCCGCTGGGCGGCGCGCCGGTGTAGCGCAAAAGAGTGGTGACGAACATGGTTGTTCGGTCCGTCGGTGTAGACCTTCCACCGGCACGTTCAGAGCATCTGCGCGGCGATTGTCGCCCGGCTCGCGCTGCGACATGGACGTCACCACCTTCGTTTGTCAGGGTTTGTGCCGGTGAGGGGCCGGCAAGTCGCGTGGTCGTCCACGCGGTCTGGGAGCCCACGTCGCACGGCGCTGGTGTGGCCGGTGCCCTCACCGCACAAAAAAGACGATGGGCGGTATGCCCGTTGCTGTGCAGACTGACGTGGAAGCTCGAAATCTTTAGAGGTCGCTATGTAGATTGTCGCGGTGTAGCTCAGCCTGGTAGAGCGCTCGGCTCATAACCGAATTGTCACTGGTTCAAATCCAGTCACCGCAACCACTTCTGACGGCAACGCGTACGGGGTTGCTCCCGTGCGCGGTCGCGTTGCCCACGCGGCACGTCGTCAGGTTCACACGGGCCCAGCAAGTTCCAGGGCGGGACTTCATCGACGGCGCCGACCATAGCGCCGCTTGAAGTCCCGCCCTTTTCGCTGTCTGGGACCCATTTCGACGGAGGACGAACCTATGCGCAGGTTCAATCCGTTCGCTGGTACGCCAGCACCCGAGATGATGCAAGTCATCGACGGCGCCGGTGCAGCGGGCGGCGGCGCAGATGCCCAAGCCACGGGCGATGCCGGCGAGGCCGGCGACGGTGGCGACGACGCGACTGGTGGTGAGAGCGACGCGGGCGGGGATGCCGGCGACGCCGAAGGCCACGAAGGATCGCGAACCGAGGACGACGAAGACGAATTGCTCTTCGGGCGTGACGAGGATGACCAGGACGACGCGCGACCGATCGAAGAGCGCCACAAGGCGCTGAGTCAGTCGCACAACAAGCTGAAGCGACGCTTCGGCAAAGCCTGGCCGCTCGTGAAGGCGCTCAAGAAGGCAGGGATCACCGATCCCGACGACGTCATCCAGAAGGTCCGCAGCTTTGACGCGCTCTTGGCGCGCAGCGGCGGCGATGTGGAGAAGCTGCTCCGGCTCGTACAGGGCAGCGGGGGAGACGACGACGATCGCGAGCCCCGTCGTGGGGCCGATCGGATGACCAAAGCCGAAGCGAAGGATCTCGCCGATGAGTTCAACCTCACCGACGAGGAGTTCGCCAAGCTCTGGGAGACCAACACGGCGCCCGGCAAGTTCTTCATGAGCCTCTCGCGATCGCATAGCACGATCGCGAAGTCCCTGAAGACCGCGCTGGCGCGGATCGATCAGCTCGAGGGCGGACTCCGGCAGAAAGACGAAGCCGGGCTGCGGAAGGAATGGGTCAGCACCATCAACGTCGGTGCGAAGAAGATCCAGAACCCCGGCATTCAGCGCGCCTATCGGAACCTGATGGCGGCGGCCTACAAAGAGGCCGGCGCCAAGCTCGATCCCGTGAAGGTATCCGGCGAGATCCTCAAGGATCTCGGCGTCAATCCCACGACCTCTCGCATCGTCCAAGCCGCGCAGCAACAGCGCATGGCCACAACCAACGGACAGCGCCCGAAGCATCAAGCGGGCGGCGGGGGCGCGACCCAGCCAGCACGCGGCACGCGTGAACACCTGGCGGACGTGCACCGACGCATTCGCAACGGCTAAACGGCGCGACGGAGTAGCACCAATGCCCGGCTCAGACACCACGCAGTGGGACCCGCTGTTCAAAGACGACTACGGGCCCGCGATCGTCAACCAGCTCACCGACGAAAACCTGATGCTTCAGTGGATGGAATCTGAAGTGAAGGACGACTCCTGGGTGGGCCGGCAGAAGGTCGTCCCCATCATGATCGGCCGGAATCGGTCGGTCGGATCGATCGCCAACCGCGCGCGCCTGCCCCAGGCCGGCCGCTCGGTCTTCGCCGACTTCTCGATCCCGATGCGCAACACCTACGGGCGCGTCGGCTTCGAACGCAACGTCATCGCGCAGTCGCGTAATTCCAAGGGCTCCTGGAAACAGGTCATCCCCGCGGAAATGGACGCGCTCATCGAAGCGATGGCCTTCCACCGCAACCGCGTGGTCTGGGGCTACGGCTCCGGCATCCTCGCGCTGGTCAACGGCGCGCAGGTCGCGGACGCCACGGTCGAAGTCGACGCGCCCGGCAACGTCGCCGGCTCGCTCGGCGGCGGCCGGTTCCTCGACGGCGACACCACGAGCGGCATGTATGTCGCCTTCCTCGATGCCGGCAACAACGTCATCGACACGGCGACCATCACCGGGGTCGCGGCGGCGCTGACCTCCGTCACCGTCGACCATGCCGTCGACGTCGCGGACAACGCGAAGATCGTCATCGCGCAGTCGGCGACGCAGCACTCCTACAACCAGGAGCCCGAGGGCATCCTCGCGGGCATCGACGACGGCACCTTCGTCGGCACGTATCACGGGCTGAGCCGGACGACCTATCCGATCCTCAACTCCTACGTGACGACCGGCGTCGGCGCGCTCTCGCTGGATGCCATCCAGCAGATGTGCGACGCCATCTCGATCAAGACCGGCAAGATGTTCGACCTCTTCGCGTGCGAGCACGCGGTGCGGCGGGCCTACCTGGTCCTGCTCGAGACCGACCGCCGCTATTCGGGCGCCGATCTGATGCGCCCCGACGGCGGCACGGCCGCGGCCAAGAAGCCGAGCGGCCGCGTCATCACGTATGGCGACATTCCGATCTTCACCGATCGCGATGCGCCCTACCGAATGTTCTTCGGCATCAACAAGTCGTCCTGGATTCGTTACGTGGAGAACGAAGGCCAGTGGGCGGACGAAGAGGGTTCGGTCCTGAAGTGGGTGTCGGATTACGACGAGTACACCGCCTTCTACTTCATACAGGACAACTTCCACTGCCAGCGGCCGAACGTGAACGCGCGCGCCGAGGGCATCGACGTCAATCAGCTCGTGGTGAAGGCGGCCTAAGCGCCGGCGGATACACGAGTCGCGACGGTCTGGTTACGCGGGGCGGGTCTCTGACGACCCGCCCCGTGCTCAGCGTCGCAGGAGAGCACACATGAAGGGTCTCAGTTACGAGCTGCCGAGGGGTTTCGATCAATCCGACGTGATAGATCTCACGCCCGAGACGCAGCACAGCGCCGAACTCAAGCCGACGTCGATGGTGATCTGCCTCAACCGCGGACCCCATCCGATCATGGACATGTTCGATGCGCAGACCTACGTCGTGCCGGGCTACGCGAAGTTCCGCTGCGAGTTCCAGGTCGCCAAACACCTGCAGCGCCGGAACATCGTGCCGGGCACGCGCAACCCGAATCCGCAGGATTCGAGCGCGCCGCAGTACGTGCCGTGGATCACGATCATCGGTCACGACCCCCGGGAGACCTGGGATCCGTTCACCGAGGAACAACTCGCGGCGTTTGGCGAGAAGGTCGAGGGCATCAACCGCGATCTCCTGCCGACGGCCGCCGGCCGCAGCGCCGAAGTGATCGGCACGCAGAACGCCCTCAAGTCCCTGCCCGGGCTCGGCCTGACGCCGAGCGGCGGCGTCATGGGCGGCGTCTCCGGCAAGCCCGATCAGGGCGTCTACGGCGGCACCGACGAAACGCGCGCCGCGGCGGTCGCGCCGGTCAATCCCGGCGAGAGCCTCGCGTCGCAGGAATCGGCCGCGGCGATCGGCTCGGGCTGGGTGCCCGATCCCAACACGCCGCAGACCAGCGCCCCGCGGCCCCAAGAGCCGAAGCCGGGCGGCACGAAGAAGCGATGACCGATCACGTGCGCGTCCGCCCGCATCTGCGCCTTGAGCCGGAGTTTCGGCACGTCGAAGGCATCTTGCAGGCCTTCGACCCCGATCTCCGCTTGCGGAAGAGCGTCGAACGCGGCGGGTCGTTCTACGTGCTCGAACGGAAATGCCGGCAGCGGCCGGCCGTCAATGCGGGTCTGGGCGACCACAGCGATCTGCACGTGCAGGCGCGCGACGGGTATATCCACGTCTCGCTCGTGCATTGGCAGTGGTTGTGTCGCCCGGCCAACATCCTCACCGCGCTCCAGGAAGAAGGGGACGACCTCTTCGCCAAGAGCGGGATGCAAGTGGCGGACGAGCTCGAATACGAGGAAGCCTGGGCGAAGCAGTCGCGGCGCCGCCGCCGCCTCGGCCTCCTGCAGGACATCGCGGTCGATTCGCACGATCCGATCAGCCGCCTCGAAGGCACCCGCATCAGCAACGCGGGCGTAGTTAACGCAGTTCAGTAACGAGGGAGATCCTCATGTCGACGAACTTCAAGCGCCGCATCATCAACAAGGTCGCGGCCTACTCGATCTCGCTGTTCCGCGATCAGCCGGACACGCGCTTCACGAACTACGGCGCGGTCGGCGAAGTGGTGCTCACGCTGCCGACACCCGGGCCGCAGTATCTCGGCGTGACCTACCAGGCCAAGGGCCTGGCGGACCAGATCATCGGCTTCACCGGCGCGAACGCCGGCGACCTCGTCACCAAGCACGACCTGGCGGCGAACTCCGTGAAGGCGCAGACGGCCGGAGAAATGATCGGCGCCGTGCTCGAGGCGGAGTGCATTCGCACGGCGGACAGCACCTACAAGTGGGTCGTCGCCGGCATCTCGGTCGGGCACACCTTCACGGTGACGACCTAACAACGAGGGCCTCGGGCCCGACAACCAGTAACCGTAGTTCGTAATCACAGGGAGATCCTGACCATGACCCTAATCCTTCGCTCCTGCTCGATCGCCGCGGCGTTCGTCGCGGCCCTCGCCCTCGCGACGCCGGCCTATGCGCAGTCCATCGCCAACGAGCCGGCCGTCAAGAACCTGATGTCGCTCGGCCTGGCGCATCCCACGAGCGGGAAGATCCTGCCCGGCGCGCTCGTCGATGCGACCACGGTCGTGGGCGCCTCGGTCCAGTCGACCGACAACACGCTCAACTCCGTGACGCTCGACGACGAGATGCTCTTCAAGGTCGGCCGCGGAATGCAGATCACGGCGTTTGGCACCTTGGCGGCGAATGCGAACGCCAAGGACATCAAACTCAAGATCGGCGGCACGGCGATCTGCACGCTGACCGACAACACCGGCAACGGAACCGACTTCGCGTTTTACGCGATCGTCGTCGAGGTCGGCGCCGACTCGCAGCGCGGCTTCTGTTGGGCGGCCGTCAACGGGGCGCTCGTGGCCGCGTCGTCGATCGGCTTTACCGCGACCGTCGACGCCAACGCCACGATGGCCATTATCACGACCGGCGACAACAACGCGGCCGCCGCGAGTGCGGCCACGGGCAAGGGCCTCGTTGTCGTGCCGTTCGGCGGCTGATCGGGATCGGGCCATCCTGTCGGGTTCGAGCGCGGTTCGGTGGGAACCCCGCGCTCGAACCCAACACCTTCAGGTCATGGAGTCACCGATGAAGAGCCTCCGCAGTCCCTTCGTGCCGATCGTGCTGGCGATCCTCGCGCTCGCCGTGTCGGCGGTGTGCGATCTCGCGGCGCCGCGTATCGGCGTGTTTGAGTTCGCCGGCACGTCGAGGCATGGCGATTATGCGCGCGTCGGCGACGGCGAGTATGACGAGCTGCGCCTGATCCCGAACCCGTTCGCCGCGGAGACGCTCCTGGCGCAACCGAATCGGGCGGCGATTCAAGTCACCGCGCCCTATCGCGTCACGGTCGGCGTCGCGGCGGTGCAGCTCACGTCGAGCGGCAACGTCAACGGCGGCGTGTGCGTGAAGGCGCTCGTCCCCGGCCAAACCCTCTACCTCGGCGTCTCGTCGGCGGTCACGACCGCGACCGGCTGGCCGATGACCGACAACGAAAGCCTCTGTCTCGAGGTCCGCAATGCGAATGTACTTTGGGGAATTGCGTCGGCGGCTGCGCAATCGGTGGCCGTCCTGCCGTTCTCGCGCTTCTGAGTTCCTCGTCGGCGCGCTCGTCGCGCTGGTGCTGAGCGCCGGCGGGGCGAGCCTCGTCGCGCAGCAGACGGGATCGGGCGTCATCCCGATCGCTGCCCCGTTCAGCGGCGGCGGATCGTTCTCGGGGCAACTGCTCGCGCCCAATGGCTCGGCGGCGGCGCCGAGCCTCGCGCAGGCCGCGAACCCTTCTACTGGGTGGTATTTCACCGGAACGGGAGCGTCCTCGACGATTCGTGCTTCTATAAATGGCACTCAGACGTTCGCGCTCGATTCTGGTGGCGGCGTCTACCTGACCACAGACGCTGGCGCGCTGTATTGGGGAGTCGCAAATGACGCGAGTATCGTGCGGCAAGCGGCAAACTGGTTGCGTCTAGGTTTCAATACGTCTGCCAATCGGTTTGATGTGTCGAACACATTTACGAGCGGGTCGAACTTCGAGGCGTTCTCGATTGACGCGCAGACGACCGCGAACGAGTGGATGATCGGCTCTCGGACAGCCGCCACAGGCACAGCGCGGGCCACCACGTTCGGGGCGCAAGCGAGTAGCGCAGGAAATATTTTCGTCGGCCTGCGACTGTTGCAAACCTCAGCGTCGCCGATTCGTCTCGGCTACTACAATGCGGCGGGAACAGTCCTTAATCACAACACGTACACGACCTTCGTGACCTTAGGCGAGTCTGTGAACATCGCCACGACGGCAGGGCCCTTCTATAACACCGCGATTCTCCCGACTTACAACCAACCCTCCGGCGCCGCCGCCAACACCGATCTGTTCATCAACCGCACGGAGACCGCGGTTGGCTCTGGCCTACAACGCCTCATTGAAGGCCAAACCGGCGGCACGACACGCTTCTACGTCACCGCCGGTGGCGCGACCGGACGCGGCACGCAGGTCGGCTTCACTCAAGCCGTCGCGCCGACCTGTTCATCGAACTGCGGCACGTCGCCCTCCGTCGCCGGTTCGGATACCGCGATGCGCGTGACGATGGGTTCGAGCGGC